AGCGGCGTGGCGTCGACCAGATTTTGCGGTCCAACGGTGTTGCTGAGATTGGTGTAGCGTGTCTTGAAATCGTCCTTGATCTGCTTAACCTTCTGGCGTGCCAGCGTGATCAGATTACCGCCAACAGAATTGGGATCGATACTGGCCGGAAGAGGCCCCTGGTTGACCTGTTCAGCCGCGCTGTCCCTGGCTCTCTGGATGGCCTCCTGCATGCGTTGCTGCGCTTTCAGCACTGGTGCGTTAACCCAGGGAACTGCGCCGATGGCTTTTTCAACCGTGCGCCACCAGGGGCTTGCAAGAGAGCCAAAGCTGGGTTGGACGTTAAGCCGCTGGGCAGCGCCGCCAACATCTGGTGCCTGGTTTCCGGCGGTTTTCTGTGTGATAGTTGACGCTGTCTTTTCGATCCCGCCGGGAGCTGCGCTGCCGGTAAGGGTTCCCAGGTAGCGTCCGACTTTCTCCCAATAGGGACCACCATATTGGGACGCAATCGAACCGCCGATATCACCCCCGCCCTCTCCGGTGAGCATGCTCAACGCGCCCATGATCGGGCGCGAGGGATTGGTCAGGCCAGTGATGGCAGCTTCGGCATAACGTCTTAGTGCCGCCCCCTCCGCATTCGGATCTTGTTGCGGCGTGCCCAGACCGCCTTGGATTAAGCCGGTGGTCGTTGGCAGATCGGGTACGTTCTTCAGGGAAGGGAGATATTCGGAGGCAGCCGATTTGGCGGCATTGATGCCACCGGCTCCCAGATTATAACCGACAGCCCAGGGGCTCGCATTGCCAACCACAGCGGTGTCAATACGCTCTATCGGGTTATCCAGATAACTGGTCAGGTAACGCAGTGACTGGGTTGGGTCCGACCAGCCTTTCCACTGCGGGTTGATCAGCGCCTCCATGTCGGCAGCTTTCTGCTTGACCTGGTCTGGAGGCGTGCCGTCGGGAATGTTGAGTTTGTAGCCATTGGAAAGAGTGACATGTTGGGGCATGGCTTATTGCCCCACGACAAGCGGTGGTGGCGGCGTCGGTGACGCTGGCCGCGCTGGCATCTGAGCCTGTTCCGGTGCCTGGCCGCCACCAAACAGATGAGCCACCGCCTCCCAGATTGACGCGGGCACCCCAGACATTTCGGGCAGCACGCTGCCCTGCTTCGGAGGTGTTATCGGTACAGTCGGAAGCGACGGCGGCGCTGGTGCCGACTGCGATGAGGAAGGCGGGGCCTGACCTTTTGGCAGGCCGGTGTTCGGGTCGAGTTCAACAGAGGGTTCAGCCGGTGTCTGGCTGCCGCCACCAAAGAGGTGCGAAACCGCGTCCCACATCGAGGGAGCCTGGACCCCGCCCCCAGTCGTAAGCGGCTGCTTGTCCGGGGTGGTCGGCGCAGGCTGATTGGTGCCGACTGCACCATAACCCTGGCGCAGTTTCTCGGCATGGGTGTTGTAATTACTGAGCAGCTTGGTGTCTTCCTGCTGGAACTCAGGGTAGTTCATCGGTTGTGCCGAACCGCCAAAGCCAAGGGTGCGGCCCGCGAGATCCTTGCGTGAAAGCGTGTAATCCGCCCCCGCATCCAGATTGGCGAGGATATTGTTGAGGACGGCTGGCGGCACGTCCGCTGTGCCGGTCATGGTGCCAATCGCGTCGAGTTCAGGCTTGGCAGCCCGCATGTTCATGGACTTGATCAGGCTGGGAATTTCGGTCTTGATCAGTTGATCTTCCGCATCCTGTGCCTGCTGTGGAGTGGTGACGCTGCCTAGCCCGACCTTGTCCAGCATCTCGCGCCCCAGACCTGCGGTGAGCTGCCCATAAAGACCGCCCGACTTGGTGATTTCCTCCAGCACCCGGATCTGGGCCGTGGTGTTCTTTAGCTTGGTTGCCGCCTCGCCAGCGCTGAAAGCACCAGTCAAATCTGTGGCAGCCGCATCGCTGGCGTTTTTCGCCTGGTCGGCATCACCTGGCAGCGTGCCGATCACGGAACCGCCGGTATTGATCGGTGCGCGCAATTGTCCGCCTTGCCAATACCAGCCCGGGCGGTTCGGATCAGGTGTCGCACCTGGTGGAACTGCTGTCTGTGTCACAGGCACGGGCTGCTGGGCCTGGGTCTGAGGCTGCTGAGCCTGCGGTTGCTGAGCCTGCGGCTGCTGAGCCTGCGGTTGCTGAGCCTGCGGGATGTTCGCATTGGTCTGGGGCAGATTGGTCGGGAAAACCGTGGGCTTTGACGCGTCCATGCCGCCACCAAGCACAGCGCCGCGCGCCTTGGCTTCGGCTTCGGTTTCCTGGCGACCGCCGAGCGCCCTGTTGTATGCATCTCTGGTCTTATCGCCGACAGGCACCGGCAGGCCGGGCTCAAACTGCGCCCCATTGTTGAGGGCGGAATAGATCCGTCGATTGAAAGCATCATCACCCGGATTGGTGCTGTCACGGTACTGGGCGGTGAGCGTGTTGATGGCGTTCTGCTTGCCGGTATCCGTCGCCTGCTGATTGTTGGCGGTGCGGATGGCGAGTTCGGCATCATGGACAGCACGCATGACCGGCGTGACCGCTGGCGTCAGGCCGTCCGGGGGCAGGTCGCCATTGTGAAGCTGCTGATAGACCTGCACATTATGGGCAATGGCTTCAGGTGTATCCTGGTCGATATAGCTCTTGATCAGCGGTTCATTGGCGGTTCGGGTCGCCGCGATCTTGCCGCCTTCCTGCTGGCCTGACACCGCGCCTGCCTGCTTGGCCTGGAGATCACGGATGTAGGCACCGGTGGCTTCACCGGCATAGGGCGGATAGGGATCGGTCCACGGCTTGCCCGTAACCTGTTCCATGAACTTGATATTGGCAGCGGTTGAGGCGGGATCGGTCTTATCGATCAACTGTCCGCTGGCTTCGGCGGCAGCACGGGCGATCTGGTCATAGGGGGCGTTCTGAAGGATCATGGTGGCGATCTGCGGCAGCTTGTCCGCAGGCACGAGATGACCCCATTGCTGGATCGCCGCCTGCTTGGCGGCGTTCTCACGCTGGAGCTGCGCCACCTGCTGCTCACGCAGCCACATCTGCTGCTGGATGTCGTAGGCACGCAACTGGTTCATCGGGTTGAGCGCGCCGCTCAACGCCGTGCCAAGGTTGCTCAGGCTATCCCCAAGCGCGTTGTCACCAGGCATCCGGAGGAAAGGCACGTTTGAACTCCTTAGGAAGCGCCATAGGGATTGTCAGTGGTGTAGTTATAGGTGCTGTTTGGCGTGCCACCGTAGTTTATCCCCATGGACTTCGGGTCAGTACCGCCAAACATGCCGCCGATGCCGCTCCAACCGCCCATGTCCGTAACCGCCCGTGGTCCGGCATAGCCTGCCAGCGTGCCTGCGATGCCGCCAAGCTGCTTGCCGATGCCCATGGTGGCTTCGGTGCCTGGCCCGACGGCATAATTGATCGGCTGGACCTGCTGCTCGACCCCGTAAGTCTTGAGATTGCCCTGGCGCATGGCGTTCTGATAATTGATGTTGTTGGCACCCTGGGCGAAGGTGATCGGCGTGGTAGTGCCCAGGCCCCCAAATGAACCCCCATAGGAATTGGCGGTCGCCAGCGCGGCGATGCGACCGCGTGCCTGCGCCGTGGCCTGGTTCACCTGCGAGGTGATGCTGTCCATGCTCTGCTGGTTGCCGCCCTGCTCGCCGGACAACAGCATGCTCTGGGGGTTCGAGGTGTCAGTCCCGGTGCCCGCCGTCTTGTTGTAGACGGTGTTCAAGCGTGCCTGCTCGGCTGTCTGCTGGGCTTGCTGGGCTTCGGGTGCAACCTTCTGAAGCGTCGCTTGTTGTGCGCCCGTGGCCGCCTGGCGCGCGGCGTCTTCCGCCTGTACCTGCTGCTGGTGGATGCGTGTCTGGTAGGCCACCCAGTCGTCATTGGCCTTGTTCTGGGCGGTCTGCGTCGCCTGGAGCTGGCTCTGGGCTTGCGAGCCTTCATAGAGGGAGCCACCCAGCGAAGCGAGGGACCCTGCGGCAGCGATGGCAGTAACCGGATCACACATGCGTCACCCTTGTCCTGTCACGCCAGCATTCTGGTTGCCGCTCGACGTGGTCGTGCTGGTAGCACCGCCCACGCCTCCGGCGCTCGGATTGATGTAGGCCGTCGGATTGACAAAGCCGGTGAGGGCGTTGCCGACACCCACAGTGATTGGCGTAAACAAGGCCCCGGCGGGGTTCAGCAACGGCTTGGTGAGCTGGGCATTGGCAACCATGTTCTCGGCGGTGTTGGCTGCCACCGAGGGGTCTTCGGTCGAATAGAGCTGGTTGAGGGCGCTTTGCTCGTTCTGTTGCACCGTGGTGCGCAAGGCAGCGGTCTGGGTGTCTGCACCGGAGGCGATCTGCGCCCGATTGATGGCGTCCTGATTGGCCAACTTACCGATATTATAACCCGCGACCGACGAATTCGAGGTGCCTGCGCGGGCAAGCGAAGCCGCCAGATTGGTGCGGGCATCATTGTATTGCTGGCCCTCCTGGGGCAGGTAGTAATCGGTGATCGCTTTATTGTATTTGTTGTAGAAATCAGCCCCGAAGCCGCCAGTCGTGGTTGAACCCACCCCACCGCCACCAGTGTAGATCTTGGACGTGGCCAGATCCGAGAGCGATCCGGCGCTGTTGACCAGATTACCATTGGGGTCGAAAATACCATACTGCTTGGTGTTCGAGCCATCGTCAGGCAGGGCTTTCCAGGTGTAGCCTCCCGAGAGGGTTCCGCCTTGGGTTGGCGCGACAGGCTGGCCGCCAAGGCTATAGTAGAGAGCGTTTTGCTGTTGCTGCTCCGGAGAGATGGCGGCTGTCAGGGTAGAGGTAGCGGCGTTCGGATTGGTCAGCGAAGACAGATCCAACTGGGAGGCGTCGCTTGGCCTGCCTTCGAAGATGCTTTTGATGTTCCCGGTGCCATAGGAGAGCCGGGCGTTGCGCTGTGCGTTGGCCTGCGCCGCCTGTGCAGCCTGTGTCTGCTGCATCTGCACCATCTGGTCATTACCGGCGACCGGCCCGGACTTACCCTTTCCGCCCACCTTTACAGTCCTTTCCGCAATACGAAGCCCATGTCGGTGAACCCAGCCTTCAGGAAGAGATTACGCAGGGAAACCGCGTTACGCAGGCCCGAGGCAATCGGTGCGTGAAACGCTCCTGCTCCAGCGACCTGGCCTTCTTGAATCGCCAAAGCGACCAGCGCCCGGCCAATCGCACTTAGGCGCTGCTCGGGCACGACATAGAGTTCCATCAGCACCTGGCACGGGCGCACGGAAAAACTGTGATCGAGGATGTAGGCGATAAAGCCGACAATCTCGTCATCGATAGTCGCCAGAATGTGGGGGCGGATATCTGCGGCAATTTCCCCTGCAATCGTTTTACGCGCCCGCTGGGGGTCGAATTCGAGGAAATCCTTGTAGACTGCTTCCGCGTAGAACCGTTCATACAAGCCCATGATTTCGGGCGTGTCATCCACGTCGGCGGATCGAAAGGCGACGTGCTTGTCAAGATTGTCGAGGGTGATCGGTTTGTTCATTGGCAAGCCATGCGAAGAGGGTGAAATCTTCGTGTCGGATGCCGAATTCCGACAACACGGCCTCTGCCTTCCAGCCCAGCGAAGTGAGCCAGATCCGGGTGTCCTCGCGCTTGGCAAGAGCCCGGCACTCGGCGCGGTGAAACCCCGCCTTCAATAACTGAGGGACCATAACCCTGCGTGCCTGTCTTGTCACGCTTGTAACCACATCGTCCCAGCCCGGGGTGCCAAACGCCCAGCATCCGGCAACTTTTGGGGTCATGGCGTAGGCCCCGAGCACAGCCACGGGTTCACCGGTGTTCCAGTGCCAGAAGATCCAGCCGCCCAGGGTGGTCGCCAACTGACAGAGCTGCAGCGCTACCCGGACACTGTCGAACCCCTCACCTCGGACGGCTTCGATCTCCTCGCGGTCGACAGGGCGAAGGTTGTCCAGGATATGCTGGAGCGGATTGGGCGCGATGAAAGTGGTTCGTGTCATCCGGTGTCACTCGGCGCGTAATGCACGAACAGCTTGGAGAACGTCGCCGGTCCCGGTGCCTGGTGGGTGATCTGGAGCTGGATGTGGGTGCCCCGGCCACTGATGGGGATACGCCCGTCCATGATTGTTGGTCCATCAAGTACGCAGATCTGGTCGAACGGCGTCGGTGTCTGCGTCGGGTCGAACGACGCCTGCACGTTCCAGGTCGAGCCCGGATCGTTCGAGCAAATGGCGTCAAAGCCCTGATAAAACTTAAAGGTCGCGGGCTTGTCGAAACTCAGGAAAGGCGTGGTGAAAGACACCGGACAGCTATCGTAGACAAGACCACCGGGTGAGCCAAACCGGAAGATGCGCCCATCGGTGGTCAGCATCACGACATAAGGGTCAGCGAACACGGCTCCCTGCCGGGCGATGCCGAACTCCGGAATATACATGCTCCAGGCCGAGATATTGGGCGAAGCCCAATTGGAGAGCACATAGATCTTGTCCGTAAAGATCATCCAGATCCGGCCTGTACGTGGGGACAGCAGGGCGATGGCCTGCTGGACATAGGCAGCGGTGGATAGCGAAATCAGATCCTGGATCACCGGGTCGAGAGGCGAGCCGACATCGGCCACGGCGGCGGTGTTGGTGAGATCGCGGGCTCTGAGCGAGCGAATGCCGTGAGTGCCGAGAAAGTAGACATCGTTGGCGACGTATTGGCGCACGCTGTTGGCTGCTAGCGTGCCTGCATCACGCAGTGTCTGGTAATACTGGTTAAGGTTCGGATCGGGGTCGAGAAACCAGAGCTGACACGACAGCGACGAGAAAATCGCCAGCTTGTCGTAATAGACCTCCATCGAGATCAGGTTCTCACTGTCAGCATCGTTGGCACCAATGTTGATGAACCCACTGAGATTACGGGCGACATTGCCGGAATTATCGGGTGAGGGGTTCACCCAGATCGTCGGATCGCCATTGGCACTGAAGAAGAGATTTCGACCCTGAACGCCGTACATCTTGTTCTTGTAAGTGCGGATATTGGAGCCCCGGTTGGTGCCCTGCACGACCTGGACACCATTGTAGTAGTGATAATAGCTGCCATTGGAGGCCAGGAAAGTCGCGTAGATCATGCCGTTGAAGACGTCGAAATCGGTCTGCACTGTCAGGGTGACACCGGCGACGGCTGCGCCCACTGCTCCGCTTGGGAAGCTGAGTTGTGACAGGTTGACAGCGTAGGTGCCGGTACCTGTGGCCCCACCCGTGGTGATGGCTCCGCTGTTATCGGTGATCACAGTGCCTGCGAGCACGCCGGTGCCCTGGATTGCGGTACCGATGGGCATCACAGCGGCTGGGCTGATCGAAGCCACCTTGAACACCGTGCCTGCGGCTGCTGTGGTGGTTCCCGTGCCGTCCGAGATCGAACCGGACAGATAAATTGGACCATGTGGAGCACCGAGATGGATCACCCCGACTGCGCTGGTAGTTGGCGGCGTGATTGAGCCAGCGGTGCCACTTTGGACATGGGCAAACGCCTGGTTGTTGAGCGAACATAGTCCAAGGGTGCCAGCGGGTGCATCGCACCAATATTGGAAGGCCGGGCGTTTTTCGATCTCACCACCCTGGGAGATATCGGCGTTCTGAAGCATCCTGAGCGTGCCTGCGGGCGCGGTGAGCGCGGACTTGCGCAGGTCCATGCCCGATTGGAAATTGGCAATCTCAAAGTAAAGATTACCCCCGCCACCGCCGCCAGCATGCCCCTTCGCCATACCTTACCCGCCAATTTGCCCGTGAGCCGGGATGAAATCCAGGTAGGGCACCAGACGACGACCGTCACTCAGCGGCCCCATCTGACCGCCATCCTTGGACAGGGACTTCATGCTGCGCTGCTGCGCACCCAGCCGGGCGATCAGCATGCGGCGATATTGGTTAGCCTTCTGGAGTTTCAGGCTCGCGCCTTCGCTCTTTTGCACGGAAAGGATCTCGGCGGCGGCGAACAACACAATCAGGGTAGCGTCGATCACGCAGATATCGGTGTCCTCCACTAGTGCATTAATTGGCGCGTTGCCCTCGATGCGCAGGGAATAAGGGTAGTTCGCTGGCGGCACCGGCCAGACTTCGAACTGGGCTGCTGGCTGGGTCTGGCCGTTGACATATTGGGCGCAGTTGCGCCACCTCCGGGGAGGCCATGCCTGCACCAGTTCGCCACCCATGGCGGCGTAAGTCTGGGGGTTGATGCCATAGTCCAACGGCACCCAATTGCTACCCTGCGGCCACCAGATCCGGAAAATGCTGTCAAAGGGGAGTTCAGGTGGGTAGCTATAGTAGCGCTGGCCCGCCACCATTGGCATATCGTTGTAGATGGTCAGATGCGGCCACTCGATATCGTTCCACTGCTCGCGCTGCACGCGGTCCAACTGGTAATTATAAAACGGGGTCGACGAGGTGGTCTGGTTGGGCGACAACGACTGGAAGGTCTCAGCCATCAGCTCGTAGCGCAGCTCGCTTAGGGGCACGCCCACCCGCATCGAACGCAAAGCCATGGTTGAACCCTCCAGCTACGGTTAGATGCGCGTGTCCAGGGCTTCTTCGTCAGGTTCGTGCCTGGCAACCCGCTTGGGTTTCTCGTTCTGGAGTTTCTTGCTGGCTTTGGCCGGATCGATAGGCCAGCCGGGCATGAAGAACTCCATGTTGAAGCGCTTGCCTGCATAGACCAGTTCAACGACGTCACGGCCATAGATCGACATCATGCGCTCTTTCTCGCGCAGGGGTGTCTCGCGCGATCCAAGCGCCACCGGGCGAATGTCGTAGACACTCTGCTCGCCGTGGACTTCCATCAAGACGGCGATCTCGGGCCAGGGCACCGGGTTCTCAGCACCGCGACAGAGCACGTTGGTGCCTTCACCGGCGTTGTCGATCATGCACGAGCAAAGATGCTGCTGCATGTAGCCTTCTTCGCGTTCGTTCATGCCATAAACCCCTTTCGGACGACGGGAGCGTGTCTGCCCCCGTCGTGCCTGTATAGCGCGAAACAGGACACTAGGCGATATCGAGCACCAGTGAGCTGTTCAGCATCGACGCCACCATCTGCCCCGTGCTGGTGATCGATTTGTAAAGCACGAAGATATTGTAGGGCCGCGCCGGGGTGTGATCCTTGCGCCACTCGTCTTCCATCGCCATCAGGAAGATGCACTTGGGATCAAACCAGTAGAGACGCTTGGAAAAGCCCAGATCGTCCAGCGTGGGATCGTACTGGACCTTGGTGCCACCAGGCAGGATGATATCGCCCGACGAGATGTCTTGCGAGTTGGAGAACCCCGTCATGGTGTAGTAGCCATTGGCCCGGCGTTCGATCATCAGCGCGTCGATCAGCGCCGATCCGGCGAGAGCCACCGTCGGCTTGCCGCCATAGCGAATGAGCTGGAAGTACTCGTGCTGGAGCTGCTGGAGCAGTGCGCCACCATTGGCCGGGTTCGAAGTGATCGGACCACCGCCCGAGATGGCGTCGCCAGGCACCGTGCCGACCTGTGTCGCCATCGCCGCCGTATGCGAACGATTTCGCCACCAGGTGAACCCCGTCGCTGCGGTCTGGTCGAGACCACCGACCACGCCGGTGCAGGGATTGTCCTTGATGATCGAACGCATGCCCGCGAGCGCCTTGGCGTCCGTGGTGCCGTCACCCCACATCAGGGTGTTCATGGTGCGGGCATACTGTTCGCCCAGAGAGAACAGCTTCTGCTCAAGCAGGTTCACCAGCACCGTGAGTTCGCGCTTGGAGTGATCCGAAGTGTTCTCGCCATTGGTGTCAACGACGCTGATACCGTCAATCTTAAGTTCGGTATGGGTGAGGGTGAGGCCAATGTGATGTTCACGCCAGGGGAAGTTTGCGCGCTTGATATTGGCTGGGGTGAAGAAGTTGACGGCGTCGTTGTGGGTGTAGCCTTTCACCACGTCGTTGCCGGAGCCATCGCCATAGCTCCCGACCACGGCAAGGGAGATATTTCCCTTGCCACCAGGAAAAGTCTTTTTGCGACCCTCCAGGAGGTTCAGAAGCGGCTTGGTCTGGATCGACTGGTCAAATTGACCGCCCTTGTTGAAGTAGTAGTCAAGCGAGGCATTGGCAATGCTCGCGATTTCGCCTGCTGTAAAGGCCATGTTCCGGCTCCGTCAGAGCGTTAGGCTCCGCGTGCCCGCGCAAGTCCGAGTTCAGCGGCTTCCATCAGGGAGCGTGGTTCCGGACGTGCGCCGGACGCGGCGCGGCTGTTGGTGCTGTTCGGAACGGGTCTGGTGGCCTGGCGTTGGGGAGCGAAGCTTTGCATGACGCGGTTCGCCCGGGCGTAAGCTTCCTTGGCGATCTCGACTGCGTGCTCCGGAGAAGTCGGAGCGCCTTTTTCCTGAACCACGGACCAGAGAAGTTGCCGAACGGTTTCTTCCTTGCGCCCGTAGTCCGGATCGTTCTGGCGTATGCCGTTCTCCCAGGCAGACACCGTCTGCTCGATGGAACGGGACAGAGCCTGCTGTTGCGCAACAGTCTGCTGGTCGTTTGCCACCTGGGTGACGCGCGTGGCGCGTTGCTCAGCCAGCATGCGGCCATATCTGTCACGCGACATCTGGGCTGCCGCGTCGAACGTCAGTCTCTGCTGTTGAACCTCCGCCTGGAGATCTGGCGGCAGAGTGATCCCCAACGCCTGGGTGGCGAGTTGAACATAGGGTCCGACACCTTCCAGGAATGCCTTGAAGTCGCCTCGCCGCATCGCTGCTGCCAGGTCAAGCGTGAGCTGGAAATCTTCCCGTGCGATATCGTTGGTGACGAGGAAATTCCGCAGTGTCTGCGTGACTTCGGCTTCGGCTTTGAACGTGTTGCGCTGTTCAAGCAGCTTCTCGATGCGCTCGCGGGTGCCCTTTTTGTAGGCTGCGAGTTCTTCGGGCGATGGGTCCTGGTTGAGATCTGGCCCTTTGCCTTCCTCACCTTTGGTGGCGTCGGTTGGACCTGGGCTTTCCGGGGTCGGCGATGCCTCGGCGGAACCCTCTTCTCCCTCGTCCTTGGGCTGAACAGCCTTCAAGACGGCTTCAAGCAGGGTTTCCTTCTTCTCGCCTCTATCTGCCTCTGACGGGGAGGCGGTCGCGTCGGTCGCGGGAGTGGTGGCAGACGAGGAGGGTTCTAACAAGCTGGAAGAGGGGACTTCCGGTTCGTGAGAAGTCGTCTCGCCGTGGTCGGCAGGTGACGATGGTTCTGCCATTTGCGTCGGGGTCTCCACTGGCGTGTCTGCCGGTGTCTATGATGTGTACTGTGAAAACAGACACGATACAATAACTTAGGCGATGGGATGTCCCCCCGGCGGCGGCGCGACAGGACCGGGCATCGGGCCGGGAGGTGGCGGTTGCCCGGTCTGGTCTGGGGGACGCTGCGCGCCGGGAGGTGCGCCCTGAGGCGCATTCGAACCCCCTGCCGGACCCTGGGCGGGACCTGCGCCGGGGAAATCCATCGGGCCACCAGGTGCCTGCGGGCCAATGCCCTGGCGAGAGGCCATGCCGTTCATCGCGATAATCGACGGCAACATGCTCTGGAACGCCGTGGTGATGTCCAGCTTGTCGTCGAGGCGCTTGATCAGCTCCTTGGCCAGCCACTCCGGTTTGATGCCAGGGAGCTGCATCAGCATCGGGAAAATGCGTTCGGCGTTGGCGATTTCCTGGGCCTGGTTGGGGCGACCCGTGCTGCCTGCTTCGATCTGTAGCCAGAGTTCGTCAGCGATCTGCTGGCGGGTCATGTCGGGCCAGACCGCGCCTTCACCGACGATGCGCTTGACGGTGTCAACAGACACCTCCTGGAGCAGGATCTGCGCGCCAGCACGAGCGATGCCAGTCAATAAATCATCGATATCGTCGATATTGGCCCCCATCGCCGTCGCCCGAGAGGCTTCAGCGATATTGGACTGGGTCGCGCTTGGACCGCCACCGCCAGCGCCGCCCATGTTGGCGTCCTGAAGTCCAGACACCCGCATCATGTCGACATAGGTCTGCTCGACCTCGTAGAGGTTGGGATCAATCGGAGGTCCCCTGAAACCTTGCAAGAGGTCGTCCACCTTCTGGCCTGGTTGCAGACCGTTCAGTTCGATGATGGCGTTGTCAGGGTGGTTCGACAGCTTTTCGAGGTCTTCCGGGTCGACCATGCCCGCCGCGACCACGGTCTTGGGCCGGGCGGCCCGGCGGTGTTCACGAATGCCCTGGCGGCCCCGGTTGTAGTCCATCTGCATGTCGCGAATGAGTTTCACATCGCTTGGTGGGAAGATCATGGTCTCGTGGTCGACCTCGTTGAGAGTGAGGGGGAACCACGGCCAGAAACGGTCGGTGTAGACCTCGGGCGAAGCGGGCTCGCGCAGGAAGTCCGGATAGCCGTCACAAAGGGTGTAGACCAGGCCGTCCTTGCGGTTCCAGGCTTCCCACACGCAACAAGAGCGTCCGTCATTGCCTTCGCGCGTGTCTGTCTTCTGGGATTTATCCTGCAGCACCACGAAACCACCACGCGAAGTGACAGTCACGCCGTCGTCGACGCCCTTGTAGGCATTGTATGACTTGCCGACATCGATGTTGTAGATCTCCTTCACGTCGTTGGGCGAGAGGATGTATTCCTGGCAAACCCAGTCAGCGCCGAGGAACTCCCTTAAATTCATGCATTTGGGGTCGGGAATGATCGCGGTCGACACTGGGTAATCAAAGGTCAGACCCTCCCGAACCACCACCTGTGTCTGCGACTTCAGATCGTTCAGCAACACCCTGAGCTGTTCGACCTCGGGGCCATTCTCGTCGGTCTCGTCGTCGTGAATGTCAGCGCTGATGCGCTCCAGGGTCGAGAGGCGGTTGGAGATATCGGCGATGCGCTGCTCGATCTCGGGTTTTTTCTGCATCACCCGCTCGAAGCCAAGCTTGACGTAGCCGACACCGACAGTGCTGGCACGCCGCACCGTCATCTTCATCATCTGCTTGAAATCCTGCGGCGTGGCGTCGATGTTGGCACGGAACAGAAGTTCGAGCGTCTTGCCGATCTTGTTGAGCTGTTCTTCCTCGGCCTTGACCCGGGCGGCGTCCTGAAGCACGGGCATCACCGTCTGCTGGGCCTGCTGCGCCATGGCCGGATCGATCTGGCCCATGGACACCTGTTGTGCCACCTGCCCGGCGGATTGCTGGAGCGAGACCAACGTGGCCTGGGAATTGTCCCAGACGGTGTTCATGATCCGCTCGCGCCGATGGGTGATGAATTTGGGGTTCTTGGCGTAGAAGAACGCCACCCGCTGACTGATGATGCGCAGGGTCAAATTCGCAGTGTATCGATTGTCTTTTTCCTCTTTCGACCACTGATAACCCGCCGCGAAGTCCTGATCGGCCTTCATGCGGTCATAGACCGGGGTCCAGTATTTCTTGCCACGCTTGATCTTGTCGCACCATTGCGAGACCAGTTGCTTGCGCGGTTCGGGCGGATCGGGCGGATCACGCTCCATCAGGTCTTCGTCTTGCTTGGACTGCGCCATCAGCTTGTCAATGGGCTCCTGGGGTTGGTCGGCCAGGAGCTGGTCAAGCAGGCTTGACTGCTTCGCGGTGTCTGTGTTGTCGCCGAGCGCCATTACCAGCCCCCTGTCGTCAGGTTTTCGCGCTCACGCTTGCGCTCTTTCTTGGCGTTTTCGATCACCCAGCCATAGGTCAGGATGGCGGGCTGCTTCTTTTCCTTGGCCGGGAGGCGATGGGCGCGCTGCTTGTAGAGGCCAATGCCGAACAGCGAGAGGGTGTCGACGAAATCGTCATGCGCGCCCTGCGGAAACTTCAGGAGCTGGTCATGGGCTTCGGCCCACCAGCGTACAAAACCGGGGAAAACCACCTTCATCATCGCCATGCGTGCCTGCATAGACTGGGCACGGGTCTGTTTGTCAGAGACGGCGGTGATCTCATCGATGGTGCAGAACACCCGTCTTTCGAGCATCCTTTTGCGCAGGAATGGCCCGATGGACTTGGAAATATGGTCTTTGCCCGCCCACCAGAACAAAGGGTTATATTTCTCCATCAGATTGACCATGCGCTCGACCACGGTGTTGGTGTCTGCCTGCTCCCAAAACAGGTCAGGCTGCACCCAGATCTGATCGTGCTCGTCGACACCCACCACCATCAAACAGGTCTTGTCGCGGCCCTGCTCCAGAGACACCGCGTGGTCGCTCGCGGCGTAGAAGCGTAGTTTCTCGCGGGCTGGCATCACCGTCATCTTGGAGTAGGTGCGCAAAGACACCGCCTTGAAGAAAGATCCCTCTTCAGGGGTCGGGCGACCCTGATAGAGGGCCTGGAAACCCCGTACGTCGGTTTCACGTATGGTGTCCAGATAGTCTCTGTCGAACCGCTCCGGCCAGAGTGGTTCACCAACGGCCCGGCCCAGTACGTCCTTGTCACGGGCGAGGGCGGGCATGTCGATCACCCGCCATTTCTGGGCTTCGCCGACTGAGTAGTAGGAATTCTGGGGGTCAGTGAGCCGTCCGATCAGGTCGTCTTCGCCCCAACGTGTGGCGATGATCACAATGGCTCCGGCTTTGGTCATCAAGCGTGTCTGCAAGACCTGGGTGTACCATTGCCATAAATCGTTGCGGATGGTGGGACTATCGGCTTCCTTGCGGTCTTTTACCGGGTCATCGAGCAGGATGACATCGGCCCCACGCCCGGTTGCACCCGAGCCACGGCCCAGAAAGAACAGAATTCCACCCTGTTCGGTCTCCAGGCGCTCCTGGGAGGCCGAACCTGTCTTGAGACGGGTGTTCGGAAACACCTGGCGATAGAGCGGGCTCTCGATGAGGTCGCGCACGGCCCGGCCATGGTCCCAGGCGAACTTTTCGCCATAAGTGGCCACTATAATGGACTTTTCGGGGTGTTTTCCGACAAACCAGGCTGGGAAAAGATGGGACGACAGCTTGGTCTTGCCGTGTCTGGGCGGCATTGACACCTGAAGGCGCTTGAAATTACCGCTTTCAATCTCTTCGAGGGCCGCGCCGAGCACTCTGTGGTGTTTGCTGGGCCTGTAAAGAGACACAGAGACATCATCGGGCGTGTCCGGCACCGGCATCATGAACTGAGCAAACGAAATCAGGTCGGTGCGGGCCTGAAGAATGGCTTTTTTGCGCTGCAACAGCCGCCTGAGTTCGCTTTGGTCAGTCATTTGTGTTTGGGGACTTTCCTGGTCGGACGATCATCGTCATCGTCGTCTTTGTCGTCTTTGGGTTCCGGGACAGGCTTGTGCTTCTGGGTTTCCTGACGAGTTGCGCCTTCAAGCGCAGACACGCGCTCCTGAAGATCCCAGATCTGGCCCTTGAGATCCCATTCATTGTCGCCTTCAGCCAGAAGATGCGGACAATAGACATAGACCTGGTCGCCAAGCGGCCATTCGAGCCCGGTGGAATTCGTCACATCGACAGTTTCAGCACCTGCGGTCATGTCGAAGGCGGTGTTGACTTCGCCGTCGCCCGCTTTGAACACCTTGTTGGTCGAAATTACGCTGACATCGGTATGCGCGGTGTCTGTGTAGCGCAAATCGATGCCCGGTGTCGGGATCTTGATGCCTTCACCGTCTTTGACTGGAGCAGAAAGCGTGATGCCCCAGCCATAGGACTGGGCTGATTTGTCACCGATGGTCATGGTTGAACCCTCCTCAGCTTATGCGCACGGGCGCGGCCTTGATCTTGATACCTTTGGGCGGCGCTTTTCCAGGCCCTTTTGGCGGCCCTTTCGCAGCCATTGGTGGCGGTCGGCCCAGGCCCGGCGCTGGTGAACCTCCCATCGGGGGCCGGGGCGGTGGCATTGGCGGCGGGGGTCCGCCCAGGCCCGGAGGTCCGCCGAGACCAGGTGGAGGTCCGCCAAGGCCGCCACCTGGAGGCCCGCCCGCCGGGGGAGCGTTGAGGACCGGTGGCATTGCTGGCGGACCCCCTCCCGGCATCCCGCCGGGCGCTCCACCGGGGCCGGGGTGCATGGACAGGCTGGCAACCTGGCCGTGTCTGTGGGCCAGCGCCGCTAAAAGACCGCCGAGGCCGCCACTGGAAGGAGGACCACCGCCCCCCATCGGGGGACCGCCAGGCGGAAGACCACCGGGAGGAGGTCCGGCACCCATTGGAAGAGCCATGATTTCACTCCTTATATACTAGGGGCTCAGGTGAATGCCCAGGCCACCACCGCCAACCTGAAGCAGGAGTATGATGGCCAGGACAGCGACGATGGCAACAACAGCAATGATAACGATCTTGCGGATCGGGTCGGGCAGCGGCACCTGGCTCAAGATCCACCAGACAGCCACCGCGACGATGGCCAGCACAGCAATCCAAACAATCAGATGAATGAGTTCAGACACTTGTGCCTCCTAGCTGATCACCTCAGCAATGGCTTTGCAGATCGCATTGAAGTGCTTCAGATAGTTCCTGGTGTCTGCCGCGCTGTCGACGAAGCAGACCTCGATCAGAATGGCGGGTTCCCTGGTGTTGTTCAGGAAGGCGAGATCCGTGCGTTTTTTGGCACCTCGGTTGAGGAAATCACCGGCTTTGGCGATAGCTGCCGACATTTCAGCCGCCAGCGCGGCCTGGGTCAGATAGAGCACTTCGGTGCCCATCGGCTTGTCGGTTTTCTCGAACGCATTGAAATGCACGGAGACATCGAGGTCGCGTGTCTGCTCGTTGTGGTAACTGACAATGGCTTTAAGGTTCTCACTTTGGCTCTTGCTGATATCGTCGTGGAAGACCAGCACAGACACGCCCCACTCTTCCAGCATCTCGGCGACTTCCTCGACCACGCGCCGAGCCTCGTCAACCTCGTCGAGGAAGCCTGCGGCACCGCGTACGATCTTGCCGTGGCCACTGGAAATCACGCTGCTCATCGCCGGTCTCCGACCGGAAAAGCCCACATCGGATTGGGGTTGAGATCGAGATCGAGGCTGGCCTTCGGCGGGGCCATGCGGCAGTCCTTGATATCGTCTGCGAGGCGTCCAATCAGGTCCATCTGGCTCTTGTTGCGCTCGGAGGCGTTGGCGGCGACCTGCCCGAGCACGTAACCGGCGAAGCCTAGAAAGCCTATGTTAACCAGCAGGAGAGCTATTGCCAGCGGCGTGCTCTGCATGGCGGCGACAGCGACGGTACCGACCTTTCCGACTTCCTCGACAGCACCCATCAGCGCACCCTCCGGGCGATGATGTTGCCGTAGGCTGTTGTCGTTCCCGACGGGAAATTCGCTATCGCCACCAAATAATAAGTTGCCCCTGCCGCTAGACTGACGCGAGCGGGCCGCAAGGCGAAGGCATTTATCGTCGATGCCGTAACCGGCCAGTTCGCTATAACCCGCGCAGTCCCGATCCCTTGGAGCGGCAGCGTGGCTGAAACGTTGGAAATCGCGCTTTGCAGTGCGGTCGCCGCGCCAGTTCCGGTGGAGACCCAGACTTCTCCGCCGACATCCCAATCACCTGCGGTCAGCGCGATTGAACCCACATTGGCCACCACGCTGTTCGATAAGGTTACTCCTGGGGAAGCAACAGCAACCGAAATCACCTCACCGATCTGCCCTGCCGGGGCATTGCTGCCATCGGTCACGCCCAGCAAAGGCTGGTAGACCCCCGGAAGCTGGGCGACGCCGCCGACCCAGGCATAGCCGTTCCAGCGATAGACCGCACCGGAGCTGCTGTCCTGAAACAGGTCGCCAACGGAGGGGGTGCTGGGGAAATCGAAAGCCATCAGCGTGCCCTCCGCGCGATGATGTTGCCGGTGGCGGTGCAAGTTCCAGACGGAAAGATCAGATACGCCAACAGATAGTAGGTCGTGTTCACCGTCAGACTGGCTCTAGCAGTTCGCAACTCCAGCGTTGGCATAGTCGATGCTAGCACTGCAGCAAGCCATTTCGCAGTTGTGGTTCCTATATTGCTCACTGTTGCAAGGGTTCCAGACACTGTGTTCAAAGACGCCTGCATATTGGTTGGTGCGCCTGTTCCTACACTAAACCAGACCTCACCCGAGATATCCCAGTCCCCCGGCGTTAACGTAACTGACGTGACATTGGCAGTAACATTCGATGTCAGTGGCACGCCCGTGGTGACATTGCTGGAGATCACCTCCCCGATCTGCCCTGCCGGGGCATTGCTGCCATCGGTGACACCCTGCAACGGCATGTAGCCCGCACCATTGGGCAAGGCGTTCACCTGCACCCACTGGCTGGAATTGCCATCGTTGTAGCGCAGATAGAGATTGCCGGTGTCGCTCTCCCACCACAGGGAGTTGTCTGTCGGACTGGCAGGAGCCGTATCCTGGGTGGCGATCTTGGCTGCTGCCGAGATCACGCCACTGGCAATCGAAACCGTGGTGCCGTCAACCTTGACACCGCCGAGCACAGTGGTTGAGGCTGTTGGCAGGACATAGGGCACATAGGGTGCCGTCACCGAGATCGCGCCACCAGCAATCGAAATGGTGGTGCCGTCAATCTTGACGCCGCCCAAAACACTAGTGGAGGCGGTCGGCAGCACATATTGGGCCGGAATATCGGTCAAAGCTGCGATTTGCGACCATTGGGTGCCGTTGAACGCTCCCGCAGTCACCACTTGTGTAGCAGAGTAAAGTTTTCCGGCCTGGACGACGATATCACCCACCCCGTAGTTGGCCGTGGTCGAAAAGAAGCGCACGCCAACCAGTTTCTGGGGGTTTTTCGAGGCGTCAATCACGCCAATCTGGAGATCAGGGAAGTTCGTCCAGAGTTCACCCGCTGATCTGGTGCCTGCGGCAGGCATGGAGCCCGTGGTTGAACTCCTCAGTGACTGGACCCTTGTCGTCACGGCTATCTAGCCTCCCTTTTTGGCGTATCTACGCCGGGTTCACGGTGCATATGCACCGGTTTTCCACTCAGAAAGTGCCACAATCCAGCAAAAACCCGTCGATTTGCGACAAAGTCGGGTCGCCGCCATCGATGCGGGTTCTCAGGGTTGCCGATGTCGTAAAAGCGAGGTTCGCCGCCTGGCCGAAGGTGCCACCAAGCGACAAAAGCACCGCGCCGCCCACGAGGAGCATGTTGTTGAGCGTGCTGTCCTGCCAGGCCGGGGTACCATCGCTCAAGAGCACGTGGTTCAGTCCCTGAGGCGGCGGCACTGAAGCGGCTGCCGCCGGATTGGTGCCCAAACCCCAGGCGAAACCCGGTCCAACCCCCGAAATCAGGATCTGGTTCTGGGCTGTCGCCGCTGGCATCGAAGCACCAACGGTGATCCCGGGTATCGAACCCACCACCACGGGCTTGAACGTCGCCGTGAAAGGCGGTCCCAGCGCAGACACCAGGGCACCGTCGTTGACGTTGGACGGCGTGCCAACAAAAAGCGCGAGATCAAAGGCGCGGGAAACGCTCATGGGTTTGCTGGCCCGAACCAGACGATAAAGATATTGGCTGATGCTTCAGGTGCTTCCACGAAGGTAATGGTTGCGCCGGTGGCATTGTATGAACTCCCCGGTGCCTGGATCACGCCATTCACCGAAACGTGCAGTTCCTCGTTCTTGGTGACATTGGTCGGGTGCCCGTTCATCGCCACGGTCAAACCAGTGAACACCGTGGTGGTGCCGTCGGGGGTGATGGGGTTCAATAATACCGTATTGACGGTACCAGAGGGTGTCAGCGAGGTCGCTGGCGTGAGCAGATCGAAGGTCGCCAGGGCGTTCAAAGTGAGGCCGCGCAGGAAAGTAATCGAGGAGCCCACGGTATCGACGGTGAAGTCAAACGTCGGCTCCAGCCGAACTCCATTTACGTAAGCTTGCACCCCCTCGGGCGCGGTCTGGTTGAAAGCGAAGGTTTTGCCGTTTCTATCGATTACTGAAAGCGGGAACACGGTCTGGCCCGCTGACGCTAGGTAATATAAACTGGCGGTGACGCCCTTTTGAGGCGCGGAAGCGCTGACCCAGGTCGAGCCGTTCCAGACCATCATCACCCCGTGCGTGGTATCAAAATAAAGTGATCCAGGCGGCAGGGGCTGTCCGGTCGGTGTATTGGGCGTGCTGGGCGGGCCGGGTTGGGGCCAGGCTCCCTGGTACCACCAGGCCAACATACCGAAGGCATTGGCCGAACGGTTGGCCCACCAGCGAGAGGACCAGTGATCGCCGGTAATTGCGTTGATTGCCAATATGTTAGGCGGAATGGTGTCGGGCATATGCTCGGCCCACTCGATGGAGACCTGGGCATAGTCCTGGGCCAGAGGCCCGGCGCTTTGCTCATCGGTGGCGTAGAAACCGCCAGCATTCGGCCCCAGCACGCCGGTGCCCAGGATCTGGGCGACACGGGCGTCCACTTCATACTCTATATTAAGGAGACGTTCCCGAACCTCCTCAGCTGCACGCGCCATCGCCTGCGCGCTGATCTCAATTCCGCGCCTCAGTGCCTCGATCTGGGCCTGCAAGGCTCGGACTTCCTCGGCAGACACCGCCGCCTGGGATGCGCTCTGCCGCACGGACGCCAACAGATCGCTGACGGCTCCAACGGCTCTTTTCGCAATGATTTCAGGTAGTTCGGGTGCAAGCTGCTGAGGTCCGACGCTGCCGTTCTTGATGACGCCATCGTCTCGAACGACGGTCTTGAGGAAGTCGATCACATTGGAGACGGACTTGGCGTGTTCGGCAAACTGGCGGCCAATGTCGTGGGCTGCGACAGGACCGCTTTCGAAGGGCACGATCTTTTCGGGGGGTCGGGGGAAGGCCACGCTCGCGTCCCTTATATAAAGAGTGCGAATGGATCCTGCCGAATGATCCCCTGGACGGCCTGGTCAGGGACCATAAACGTGTCTGGGGTCCGTGTCGAGCCGACAGACACTGGTGAACCTCCCAGCCGCCAGTGCTGCCCTCGCGGCCCACGGCCCGACGGCACCAAGGACCCCGATGGCGGGTTCGCCGACATTGAGGGCAGGCACGCTCTGCGAGCTGGATGCCGTCGATTGCAGTGCAGCAATAACCCCTTCGCAGGTGCAGCAGCAAAAGTCAGCATACTGACAAATTTAGTCGGAGTGTCTGGCACGAGCCCGCGCGTCCGCGCAGGCACCCCCGGGGGCGCAGACGCGCGCCCGCCCGCGCCCGCGCCCGCCCGCCTGGCGCAGGCACGCTCCCTCGGGAAGGGAGGGTCGACATGAGCAAAATCAATGGGTTAGGGGTCGTTCGCTGGTCACGCGCTGTCACGCGGTGAGCGCTGCCAGCCGCTTTTCGACCTCGTCAAGGGACATTTCCGATACCGGTTTGGCGGTGTCTGGAGGCGGCGTTTTGAGCGCTCCGGCTAGCTCCAAAAGGGTCCGCGCTGCCTGTGCACGTGCACCCGCC